TATTCTATCAAGATTTAATTTAATTTTACCATCATATAAATCACCATCATATTTTATTAAATTTTGATACCATCTATCATAAGCAACAGCCACACATCTAGCTTTAATCCATCTATGATTATATAAATTTTCAAAATCGACAGAACTTTCACCAGCATATTTAACACCTTTAACCATTACTTGTTTAGTTTCATTAACATCGAATATTTTTAATTTTTTAGTCATAGAATTAAAATTAAACTGAACTGGTGGTATTACTAAATCGTTACAATCATTAAGAAACATCTGTGTTAACGAATAATCTAAATAAGTGTATGGATTTGTTGATGAATAAATTAAATCAGCAGTAGCCTTATCATAGAAAGCTCTCATTCTTATTGAATCTATACTAGTTCCCATAAACACTTTTGTTACAGAAAGCATATCATCAGGTAAAGTGTATATTAATGTTCCAGCCGTTACAGAAAGAACCATATAAATATTCTCATGTCCATCATAACAAAATTCTAAAAATTCCTGCATTACATCATCTATAACATCTTGATATTGTTCAGGCGATAATTCTATATCATGGGATTGAATACCTAGAGTCCTTTGTATATATGCTAATAAAGTATCTCTATCTATAACAGATGTATTGTATAACATTATTTACCTCTTATATTATTTTATATATTTATAAAAAGGAAAAGGGAAGTTTTTAACTTCCCTTTTATATTATATTTTTACTTTATCTATCCACATTTTTGAAATCCACAGTGTTTACAACCCTTACACCCACCTTCAAAAGATAATTTTTCACCACATTCAGGACATTTTTCTGATGACTCTGTGCCTTCCAAATATCTAGCAAGTATTTTTTTAACATGATAAATTAAGCTTGTATATAGCGGATTTAAAGCGTCTATAGTTTCGTATATTTCAACTATAGGTATTCTATGTCTCAACAACAACCCTAAATATCTAGCTATCTTTATATAGTTTGCTTGATGAGATGTTTTTTCCTCCAAATGTTTTAAATAATCTTCTTTAATATATTTTTTTGCTAATATATTTAAAGATTCTAAAACTTCTTCAGTTTGTATTCTCGAAACATTATAATTAGTTTTAATAAAGAACGAATTAGGCAATTTAGTATCATTATCGATAGTCCAAAATAAATACCATTTTTTCTTATCTTTTGAATTTTGTTTATCACTTCTACAAACTTCATAAAACGCATCACCTGATTCAGGAAATTTAGTATCAGCTAAAACATCATATTTTTGAACTTTATTTAAAACACCTTCTCTACAACCATCTCTATATATAGTAATACCTTTTAATTTCATTTTCCATGCAGTAATATATATATTTGAAATAACTTCTCTTGATACATCATTTGGTAGATTACAAGTACTTGAAATAGAAGCTGATATATATTTTTGAAGAACTGATTGAACTTTAACCCTATCCTCCCAGTATATATCTTCAGCAGTTATAAAATTTTTATTTTTTAAATGAGAGCCTTCACCATATATATCATCATATTCTTTTACTAAAGGGTGATAAACTATGAATTTAGTTTTTTTGCCACCTTCACCGTTTATAACAGTTCTTTCGTATGATAATTTAAATATAGGTTCTAAACCAGATGTACATTGTTGTATTATTCCAATACTACCTGTAGGAGCTATAGTAGTCCAACCAATATTTCTAACCCCATGAATCATCATTTCATCAAGTTCATATTGAGTAAAATCACCGTTTGTAAAATATTCATGTTTAAAATATTTCACATATTCAGCATACTCTTTTCTTTTTTTAGTTAATAATAATTCACACATTCCTCTTTCTTTAGCAAGTTCTAAAGATGATAAAATCGAATTTCTTTTTAATTCTAAACCTAATTGATGTAAAAATACCAAACTTTCTTCACTGCCGTATTTTAGATTTAACTTAACAAGACAATCACCCAATCCCATTATACCTAAACCTATTTTTCTTTCATTTTTAGATTTAATATTATTTTGTTCTAAAGGGTGTCTTCCTAGATTCAATTCAACTATATTATCAAGCGATTCTATAGCCAAATAAACATCTTCTTTGAATAGATTATAATCAAAATAAACATCGGGTTTAAAAGGGTTTATGATATATTTTGAAAGATTTAAACTTCCTAAAGTACAGTTTCCATAATCAGCTAAAGGTAACTCCCCACATGGATTAACACCTCTAGGTCTTGATTCAGGAAAAACTCCAGCTGGTTCATTATTAATAATATTGTCCCAGTATAAAATACCTGGCTCAGCACCTTGATAGTTACTCTCAACTAATTTATTAAATAAATATCTAGCAGATACTGTTTTAATTTCTTTACCTTCCCATCTTAACATAAACTGAGTATCATTTTCAACAGCTTTCATAAATTCATCATCTACTTTAACACTTATATTAGCATATTGAACTTTATTTTTATCTTTACCACCTTTAATTCCTATAAATTCCTCAGAATCAGGATGGCTGATTTCAATACTTATCATAGTAGCTCCTCGCCTACCATGTTGACCTATCAATCCTGTTGTTAAAGAATATAAATCCATAAAAGAAACTGCACCTGATGTTGTTTTAGCTGAGTTATTAACTTTAAAAGTGTTAGGTCTTAAATTTGAAATATCAATACCGACACCACCACCTTTTGAAAAAATTCTCGCTTGTTCTTTAGCTGTTTCAAAAATATCTTCTATGCTATCACCTTTAATAGGAATATAATAACAGTTTGAAAATGTACATGTTTTATCATATATATTACCCAACCCGTATGTAGTCCTACCTCCGAACATAAACCTATCTAAGAAATCTAAATATTTTTCTTCATTGTGGTTTTTATTAATTTCTTTCATTGCACCGTTTAATCTTTTTTTAGTGTCTTCATAAGAAAACTCTTTTAAATTACCTTCTTCATCTTTTAGTGCATATTTACTTTCAAATACACTAGCACTCAGTGTATCTCCGTTAAAGCTTTTTAATATTACTTGATTCAATTTAAGTCCCCTATTTAATTATTTAATTCCATAAATTGTTTTTACTAAGAACAATTCTAGTTTTATAAAATCTTTTATTAGTTATACCCATTGATTTTTTATCTAATTCCCTTTGATGTTTAAAACCTTCCTCTCTCATTTCCATCATTTTATCTAACACATGTTTTTCGGTTGAGTCCGAACTATAAAATTCACAAAGATTAATTTTTTCACCATTCTCATTTACAGGTTCTACATCAAACATTTCTATTTTTTTAATCATATTTTGATTATAATATTCTGCTAATATTTGCAGAAAAGCGTTTTTAATTGAGCCTGTAAAATAAGAAAAAGCATTATTTATATCTATATTGCTTTCTTGCATTTCTATATCGTCAGAATCTCTAACCCAGTCTCTATCAACCTTTTTACAAAGAAAACATATAAAAGTAGTAGGATTTATTACATTAATAATAAATCCTCGTCTTTTATTATAAATAGGATTTTCGTGTTTTATAGTTATATAGGTGTGTTTAGTTACAGTTCCAATAACATTAAAATTTCCAATACCTTTAAATAAATGCAATAAAGCTAGTTGTGACATATCTTCTTTTAATTCTAAACTGTAGCCTCTAAATTCGCTCGTGTTTAATAAATTATCTATCATTAGTTGAATATAACCAAACAAGATATTCTCATTTTTTCTTGTTTTATCTTTTTGGTATTTATCAATACTTTCAATAAGTGTGCAATTCTTTATAATCATAACCATAGTCCTCATTAAATAAAAAATTAATTTACAATAATATAACACATATAAATTGTAAATCAAAGCTTTATTTTTTATATTTTCGATTTAAAGGTCTATGTAACAACATTTTCTTTTTAAATAACGGGGGGACATGACATCTTTAGGTTATTTTAAATAAAGAATTAGTAGATTTAATCTTTTTAACTTCTACATGTGGAACAACTGGATTTTTTTTAAATTCTATGTATTTATTGATAACCTTAAAAAAATTATTAATATTTCTTTCACCTGATAACCATAATTTTTTAACTACATAATATAACTTCATATTCTTATTATAATCATCATCAAAATCAGATATAGTATATTTACCATCTTCTTTAATGAGATTGTATAAACAAGGTTTTTTAAATGGAACTTCATTATTAATTTTAGACTTCCAATCTTTTTTTAATCTTAAAAACATTTCTTTAAATGTTGGTTTATTAAAATCAAGAATATTATTTTTATTAATTGATTTTAAGATTTCAACACCAGATTTATCAGTATTAAGTTTATAAGAGAATGGAGCTAACACACAACCTTCATTATAATGTTTTAATTTATTTTTCAATAAAGTATTGTTATTATAAAAATTGTGATTAATGAAGTTAAAATTAAAAGATGAATGATTTTTAAAATCTTTATCATTAACACCATCTTTAAAAGTATTAGTAATCGAGTTGAATATATTAACATATTGCTTATGATTAATAGGAACTTTATTTAAAGATTGTGATTTTTCTATATTTAAATCAATTATATTATTTGATAAAGATTTGTTGTAATTATTAATTAAATTTTTACCATCTTTATAAAAGTCATTATAATATTTTTTTAAATAATATATTTCAGTAGATTTTAAAACTTTGTTATTTATGTCAGTACTATAAATTTTGATATTTTTATTTGACAATTTCGAACTTATAAATATATATGTAGATTCACTTAACATAGTCAATTCTTCTTTATGGATGAAAATCGCACCTTTTACATCGTTGTTTTTAACAAAGATGTGAGTTTCTTTGGTGTTGGGGAAATTTGGTATATCAGTATTTATGTCTGCTGATATTAGATTTTCATCCATTTTTATAAATTCACATAAATCCTTTTTCATAAAATCTTTTTTGTAACTATCTTTTAAAAATCTTTTAGAAATATTTTTTCGTTTACCTTTAAATTTAAAAGTAAACTCATAATATTTTTTATTAGGAATTAATAAAGAACCGTTAACAGATAAATTAATAAAATAAGATTTATTGTTAGGTGAACACTTTTCTATACTTATAGTATGATTTTTAATTTTTCCTTTCTCTATATTATTTTCTTGAGTATTTAAAATATAAGCTTTAGGTAAACCTTTACAACAATATTGAACTTGTTCAGTTGAGCAACCTACTATATTAGAAATATATTGTTGAGTAGTAAATCTATAATCTTTAAAATCTTCATAAGATGGTCTAGAGTAATAATATTTAATTAGCTCTTTTTGAAAATCTGAAGGTTTGATATTATTAAATTTTACATTTAAATTAAAACTTCTATATATTTTTTCATAACCTAAAACTTCTTCACTTATTAAAAATTCACAACTAGGTTTTAATACTATAATATCAAAATCACCATCTTTTTGATGATGACTAATAAATTGCGAATCTAAGAAATTTTTAATTAAATTATTAACTTTAGTGATATTCTTATAATCAGTAATAGATAACAAAGCTTCTTTCAAATAAAAAGAAGATAATTTTCTATTATGATGTAAAGAACCCATAAATCTTTTCTTTTTATTTAATTCTAAAAGATTTTTACAAATAGAATATAAAAATTTATTTTCAGTATTTTCGAATATAGTTATGAAAACATTATTAATAGATTCTATTTCACCAGTAGATTCGTTTATATATTCAAAAGAATCGTTAAAAAGATTATTAGATTTATGTTTTTTGTTTATTTTAATATTTGAAACATTTTTATATTTTAAGGTTGAGAATATAACATTAGTATTACCTTCAGCATCAACCTCTTTATGATAATAACCGTTAATAGAAGTAGAGTCATCTATTGTTATATAGTTTAAATAAGTTTTATAAAAATCTTTAAGCTCATTTTTATCGATTATTTTATTTTTTGAAAATTTAAAATCTTTATTTACTACTTTTATAGGTTTATCAAAATCCATTTTATCTAAATGCATTTTTTTATAAATTTCTTTTTTAGTAGTTTCAGATTTGTAAAGTAAAGAAGCTTCGAATAAATCATCTATATATATTTCAGATGTGCAATTAACAACAACTTCCATATTATCAGATAATGATGAATAAGAAAGTCTAGATATATCCTTACATTGCTTATCTATTTTAAGGTTATACTCTTCTGCTATAAAATTTAATATAGCGACCTGATTATTTTTATTAAAATGTTCAGGAATATTTAAAGAGTATTTTCTTGTATCGTGTCTGTAAGGTCTAAATAAATCAGCTTTTAAAGCTATTTTTTTTCTAAAAGGTAAAAATACATGAAATCTTTCTTGTTTACCTTTACCATCATTTTTATCTTTTAAATGATTTGAAGAAGTAATAAGAATGAAATTATAAGCGGATAATTTAGATTTTTTAATATCATCTAGAGTAGTACCATCATCAAAATCAAGCATTAAATAATATATACCGCCAACATTTTTAATACATCTGTTATCATCTTTATTATAAAAATTATAAGAAGCTGACGATGTCATTGATTTCATTAATAATAGAAAAGCGTTATAGTCAGTAATATCATCATTTAATGTTATCATTTTTTTATAATTAGGGTAGTTTTTTTCATCGGAGCAGAATTGTTTATCAGAACCGAAAATATTTTTTATGTTTTCTAAATAACTAACATCTCTCAAATAAGATTCGATTTCTTTATAATTAGACTCATAATTATAATTTTCTATATTCTTGAATATTTTTGGTGTAGAAACAGAAATTCCTTTAAAATTAGTAAAAGAATTAGTTATATCTTTAAAATTTAAAGCATCAACTTCTATATATTCTTTTCTATTATTAAAAGGAATTTTGTCTTTAAAAATATCATGATTAGAATTTTTTATATAAAATTTACAATTATTCATTAACTTCCTGTTTTATATTCCTATATAATATAGGTAATAAAATCAAATAAATCAAACATTATTTTAATTATTTATAAATTTTAATTTTGCCAAAAGTTATCTGTTTTTAATCTTTCGTTATATAGATTATCATTATTAATCATAGGGTCTTGAAATTCGTTAAAATTTAAAGAGTTTAATAACTCTGTTTCTGCCAATCTTTCTGCATCTACTATAATATCAAATAACTCACTGCTTTCTTCATCCTTACATTCCCTTAATACTTCTTTTAATAACCCCATATAGTTGGGTAGCACTAATTCCATGCCTTCCAATTCATTAGCAGGTAATATAAAAGGATATAAGCAACCAATCAAAGAAGTAACCAAATCATCAGGGTAACCTGCAAAAGCTTTATATAAATTATCTAAGAAAGTTTTTAATTGAGATATTGTATCATTATCACTTATTTCAAAAAGCTTACTTTCAACTAACAGTTTTAATATTTTACAAAGTATAGGTTTATTAGCTTTGGTTAATCTATAACCCAACAAACCATTAGGAGACCTATAAATATTTTCATAAAAAAACTGAGATTCTACTGTATTAATAACTTCTTTAGCTACATTATTTTCAAAAAATACCCATCCTTTATTATAGTAGTTAGCAACCGAATATATTATAAGTGGTAATTCAAGATAGTTAATCTCACCTGAAGGAAAAAATATAGTACAAACTTGTTTTATATTTCCAACTCTAGTCATCCTTAATACATGTATTCCTATTCCATGAGGAACAGATTCTGATATTTTAGAGTTGGTTACTGCTTGAGATTCGTTAGGGTCACATGAAATAATATATTTTTCACCTTCCTCACGAAAATCATATAGGTTAATAAATTCTTTATATTTTGATATTTTCATTAACTCTGGTGGGTACTCATTATATAATATAGGGTCTCTAGATATTATTTTAGCTAAAAAATAACCGTCTATTAAAGTGTTTGATAGGGTAGTAAATCTACCACAATGTTCTTGTAAATAACCCGATTTTCCTAATAATTTAATCTGTTTTCTTACAAACTCTTCAGTTGCTCTTTCAGGAATATCCATGTGGGTAAATTCTAAAGGTGTAAATTCATTTCCCAACTCACCGTTAGTTTTTAAATTTTGAAGAGCTTTTTTCCATAAATCTTTAAAAAAGTTATCACCTAAAGGGGTTGATACACCTATAACTCGACCAGTAGTTCCTGATACAACAGTTGGTAATAACGAATTTAAAAGAACCATGAATATATTTCTAGGCATTTTTGATATTTCATCCATAATCAAAACATTCAATGTATATCCTGAAAATGCATCTGGAGTAGTTCCTGCTGTTATACATCTCGAGTTATTCTCTAATTCTATAGAACCTTTATTCCATTCAATAACCCCTTGTTGAAGCCATTTAGGTAAATTTTCATAACCCATTTTAACTCTAGATAGAATTTCCCTTGCAACTTCCCCTTTGTTTGCCAATATTCCGCATGTTTTATTATCATTGAATATTATGAAGTGACAACAGTAAATTGCATATATAGTTGAATTATGTGATAATATTTTATTTGTATAATATAAAGAATCGTCAACATCTAATAAATCATACATACATTCAACTTTATTAGTTTTTTCTATTGATATTATTTTTTGTAAACCTATTATGGTTTGTATTAAATTACCCTTTTGAAGATTTTTTACATAACAATAAGAACCATCTTCTAAAACCAACAAATGATTATCGGAACATTCTAATTTAAAAAGTTCTGTTTTAATCACCCAAACATTAAAAGGTATAGTTTTCCCTATACCCTTTAAATCTTGAAATCCGTTGTTTGTTAATACTTGATAATTATCAAAAAATAATTTATTTGTAAATTTATCATCAAAATCTTTAGGTGATAAAAAATTATTAATATTTTCAAGTATAGATATAATTGTTTGAATAAACCATTTTTTCATTATTTATCCATTAAAAAATCTAAACAATCACATAAAGTTTTATCGTGATTGTTTTTAAAATCACTTTCCCATATAACTAATACTTGAAATCCTTTAGCTTTTAATCTTAGCAATCTTTCTTCATCATATTTCCATTTATCTATAGCTTTGTCTTTAACCCAATTAATAAAAGTTTCATTAAACATTTTAGGGTTACAATGAGATTCATCACCATAAAATTCAATAATCTTTTTATTATCTAATATACAAAAATCTGGAAGCTGAGAACGATTTTCTGATATAATACAATATTCTTCATTTAAATCAGCAAAATATATATCGTTGAATTTATCTTTAATTATATCATAAATTTCAAAAAATAATTTTTGAGAAATTTTGGAATATGCACTATTTTTAGCTTTTGATATTCTAATTTTCTCTTCATCAGATTTTAAATTCATTGTGTTCTTCCATTTAACCTGACGATTATTAAATATTTCTGTTCCTTCTTTAATTCCATATTTTTTGATACATTTATTTAATGAAAATGTACTTTGTGATTTAGATATTTTTTCTATTGCTTCATTTTCATTAAAACCTTTTTTTAACCAATATTCTATTTGATTAGGAAGAACTCTTTTATTTTCAGACCTTGTTTTAACATCCATAATCTTTTTATCAATTTCATCTTCTGATAAACCTTGATATTTAATAAATTTTCTTGAATAAGGTGAATAACAGCCGTTGTGATTTATTGCAGGATTTCTTCCATCTTTAAAATTATCAGAGCCATTTTTATTACCACCTCTTCCATGATGACTGTGTGGGTTTAAATCATCATATTTAATATTATAATATTGACAGTATGTTTCTCGTTGTTCTTTAGAATATTTATGAGTTTTAGTTAAATGAACACCTAATGATTTATATTGTTTTTTACATAATTCGCATTGTAACATTTTTAATTTTCCGTTTTAAATTATAAATAATTTCTTTAATTAGACATTTAATGTAAAAATGACCTATTGTGATATTATTTATATAATTAGAATTATTTTTCTTTATAGTTATATAAGAATTTAAAGAAACGCACTTACCATATTGTCTGTTTGTCTTTATCAGAGAAAATCTGTTATCTTTGAAATTAACTTTAATTAATTCTCGCTCTTCATTTTCAATATCATCAGGGTCATAATAAGGTAAATCGTAAGTAACATCCTCACCTGCAAATAACTGCAAGGCTAACTTTTGACCATTTCTTAAAGGTATCTTTATTAATCCATAATCGGAATGAACTATATAAAAAAAGTTTTCTGCAAAAAATTCTATATCATATTGACATCTCAATTTTAATAAAAGCTGTTCAGGTACTAGTTTTATTATTATATTAATATTTCTTAATTTTGGAAACTTTTTCGATGTTATTTTTTTAAAATCTACATTAGCTTTAAGTTTATGATAAAAATCATCTACATTTATTAATTCTACTATTTCTTTAAAAGTAATATAATCTATTTCTTCTAAAAGAGATAAAGTGTCTTGTATAGATAATTTTCTAATATATTGTAGTCTTTGGATATTTAAATCGTTCATACTTATAATCCTAAATAAAAAAGGGGATTTTAAATCCCCTTAGATTTAATTATTAATCCATACTATCCATGTAATCACTTGAAACTTTTAAATATTCTTGTAACTTATCTTCATTAGATAAAATTTCGTTAACTTCATGAAAAAACTCAATCTTTTCCTCATCATCAGCTTCTTCAAACTCATCTTGAGTTTTATCTTTTTGAACCAATAAAATTAATATAACTTTCTTTTTATCATCATCTTCAGATTCCTCACCGTCATCATCGTTTTCTTCATCTTCATCAGTGTAATGGCTTAAATCTGGAACAAAATTCATTCTATAATCACTTATTATATCTTCGTTAACCAAATCATTGAAAGATTTCTTTTTATCATCATCTTCAGAATCCTTATCATCATCTTTTATAACTTTGGATAAAGCTTTAGGGATTTCTTTTCCTTTTCTTTTTTTGGTTACTCTCATACCAACTGGCTCAGTATAACCCTTCATATCACTTGTAGTGTTTGTTGAGCTTTCTGCTCCATCTTCTTCATATACTTTATCTTTCATAACAACCTCTTTTTTAGTTTACATTAAATAAATTTTTTTTAAAAAGCTTAGATTTATCGCCTATGATATTTTTATCATCGATTTCTTCATCTTTATTTATATTATCGTCATTAGTATTACTTTCTTTTTCGTTTTCTATAACTTGTTTATATATTTTCCCTAATTTTTCATAACAAGTAGTTAATGTATTTATACATATACACATCGAATTATTTAAATTTCCAACATTTTCTATAACACCAGCCGTTATTTTCTCACCTGGTTTATATTGGTTGGTTACTATATTCAATATTTCAGTACTTTTTGTTATAGTTTCAATTAAAGATTTTTTACAAAAAACTATATCTTCTTGTAACTCATCCATCGGAAAGCTTTTTTTTATCATAATATTCACCCGTTTTTATATATTATATATTGTTTACTATTATACATAATATATTTATAAAAATTAAATTTTATCTTTTTTATATAAAATTAAAGTTTTACTTGATTATCTGATTTTTATTTATTATATTTCTTATGTAATTAAAATTTAGAAATTAAAAAAGAATCAGAGAGGAAAAGAAAATGGAAAATTTAATAAAAGAAGAATTTGTAAAAATGGGGATGTATTTAGAATCCTTAAAACAAAAAGATGATAATCTGGTAGTCAATGATGTAATTGTTAACAAAAGTGAGTTATACGATATTTTGTTTATTAGAGAGGCTCTCATTTTCAATGAAAATGATAGTGATTTATTTATCGATTTAAATAACATAAAAACTACAGATGATAAAGATAGTAAAGTTTTTATATTTAAGTTTATGGATATGGACAGTAAAATTAAATCTTCTAATATAACAACTGATGTGTTTTCTTTACAAAGCGATATGGTTGACACTGATGATATAATTAGAAGTTTTGATAAGGAAATAGAAAGACTTAAAAAAGAATGGTTTTTTGAAATAAAATTAAAAAAAGAATCAGAGAGGAAAAGAAAATGAAAGATGAAATAAGAGAAATCGGAAAGAATTTAAAATTAGTTGAAAGAAAATATGGAGTATTTACAGCTAACGATGTTGTTGTAAATATTGATGAACTAACAGATATATTATTTATTAGAAAAGTAATTGAAAGTAATATGAATGATGGTACTGTTGAGATTGATTTGAACTCAACAGATGCTTTTTATGATGTTGATTCAAGTGGTGATTTAAAATACTTTGGTTTTATTTTAAAAAATCAAAACAGAGTATATACAACAAGAGATTTCTTATTAACTGATGATATTGAACTAGTGGATTTAAATAGTTTAATTGATTTCTTTTCAAAACAAATAAATGAAATTAAAGAAAGAATTATAAAACAAAATTTTATAATTAATTTTAAATAATAAAGAAAAGGATTTAAGATGCAAGAAAAAGAAGTAAATTATGATGAGTTAAGAAGAAGAGTGGATAAAAAAGTCAATCCAGTTAAAAAAACTAATCTAACAGAATTCGAGTTAATTGCTTTCTATTCGATATTACCTTCATGGCTTATTAATAACGATAAAGAATCAGAAGCTAAAGTTTTAAAGCTAAAAGGTTCAGAAGAAACAATTGTATCTTTTTGGTATAAGCGTAGTGTTCATATATTATTTCCAACTACCAAAACAGCCGAAGAGAAAGTTGGATTCTTTGTTAAATATATCGATAAGAAAAAAAGATTAGATGTTGAGTTATATAACGATAATGGAAATAGTAGAATTCGTTATAAAAGTGGTAATAATAAAAAATTTCAAAGCGTTTTAAGGCGATTAGATGAAGAAGATATGATTAAATTTGTAACCTTTATTAATACAATAGAGAAAAAAAGTGTTGAGGGTTATAAGAAAGAGGCTGGATGTTAAATTATATAGGTTCTATGGTTATTTGTTTCTTCATAGGAGTTTTAATTACTTTTATGAGTATGGATAAAGAAATCAGAAGTAAAAACTTATCAAAAATAAATATACCACAAACAAAAATAATTAAAGCTGTTAAAGATGATAGCACGATAATAGATGAGGTTAAAGTTAGGGAAGGTTTCAAAAGTTATGTTTATAAATGCCCTTCAGGATTTTATACTATAGGTTATGGTATAAACATAGATGAAAGAAGTGGTATGGGTATAGATTCTGTTGAAGCTGAATGGTTATTGAAAAGAAGAATTGTTTTATGTGAGGATAATTTAAAAGACATTTTCGGTAATTATTATGATACTTTATCAAAAGATAGAAAGCTAGTTTTAATTAATTTAATGTATTCTTTAGGTCAAACTAGATTTAAAAAATTCACTTATATGATAGATGCTATTAAAAAAAGAAAGTGGAAGTTGGCTAGTAAAGAATTATTAAATAGTAAAATAAAAAACCAAATAAAAAGAGTTGTTTATTATTCAGAGTTATTAAAAGGGGATGTATGAGAAAGATTATAAATCATCTAATAGAAGAAAAGGTCGAATATTTTAATGACGATTACAGTTGTGGCTTCTTTAAAATTATATTAAAATATGCGATTTATATTACACTATTTTGGGTATTATTATTTGTTAGTTGGGGAACATTTATAAATAAATAATACCAAAAAAGAGGGATTTTAAAAAATCCCTCTGCAGATTTAATAAAGGGGATTTTAAAAATCCCCTTTTTGATTTTTATAAATAATAATATAATTAAAAAGAGGTTTATTATGATAGAATTATTTAAAAGTTATTTAACATCTGCTGTAGATTTAATGATAAGCATAAAGAATTTAGACTCTCTTTTAGAGTTATCAATAAAAGAGATGATAAAAAATATTCAGGGTCTTCAAACAAAATTATATAAAATAACAGAGTTTTCATTAGCAAATAGTACTAGTTGGACATTTAATTATTCGAACGGCGAGATGAGTAATTCTACAGGTCTTTCAAAATCTCTATGTACGAACCCTTTATTAGTTAATAACATTAAAATAAAAAAAATATTAGTTGAAGGCACTAGTATAAGTAGTTGTGTAATTTCATACACTACTTCAACAAATATGTTAACAGCCACATGGGTAGATATAGGTAGTTCATCGAATGTTGATTTAGATTTATATTTAAATAATATACCAAGCACTGGAATAATTTTTAGAATTACTAATACTAATTGTGTTATAAGTAAACTATATTTAACTTTTGAGATATAAAAATGGCAAAATTTAGATACTGTGCTGGTGATTCAAAGGTTCATTCAAGATTGATAAACCAATATGAAGAAACTGTCGAAAAGTTTGGAGTTGATGTATTATATATTCAATGCGATTTATTCGATAAATCTTTAATGATTGGTGAATGGGGTGCTTACTTATATAAGGTCGGTGTTCCTATGATTTTAAAAATAGTAGGAATTAGTGAAATGACTAATAGTGATATATTTTCAAAATTCGGGTTTGATAATATAGACACTTTAAAGGCTTTTACAACGATTCGTAAGTTCGATATTAATAATATAATACCTAAGAAAAATGACCTTATATTCCTTCCTAATCAAGGGAATATCCTCTTTGAAGTTACTAATGTAAAGGATGCTACTGAAAATCAAAAATTTAATTTCGGAGCACCTTTTGCTTATGAAATATCTATTCAAAAATATAATGTTGAGCTAACATCATCGTTTAATACTCAAAATTATATGATTGATGAATTAAATCTTTCTAATGTTAAAACAGAAGAAGAAACTAAAGAAAAGATATTTAATGTGGTTGATAAGGTTGTTAATATAGATAATAATCCATTATTGGAGATATAATAAATGAGTTTAAATTTTGCAACTAGAGACAATTTTTTAAAAAATAGTATTATTAATAATAGGTTAATAAATAATGTTTTTGAAATTGATTATGGTTTTGATAATTCTAATACACCATTAATAAGTTTTTTAAATAAATCGGAACTTAAAAATAATCTTACTGGGTTATTTAATATTGATAGTGTAGAAAATTTAAATAATATTTTTAAAAATAATACTCTTTTTATAGAGCTTCCCAACCAGATAATGAAATATGAACAAACATATAGTTCATACGGAAAAAGACAGCAGTTTAATAAAAGGGAAGATGATGTATTATCTATTGGATTTATAGAAAATGAGTCCTTTTCGTTTATGAGATTATTTGATAATTATTTCAAAACTATTATACAAGGTAAATATTCTCTATATCCAAACGAATATAGAATGGGAAAGCTGACTATTAAAAAAAATGATAATGATGATTATTTAATATATAAAAATGTTGTTCCTTTTTCTTCATCAAATTTAAAACTTGATATAATGGGGGATGGTAAAAAAGTGGAAATTATAGAGGTTAAATTTGAATACTCAGGTAAGTAAGAGGGTTATAGCTGGAATCGATAATAGTATAAATAGTCCAGGTGTTATAAAATTTTATTGCGATGAATTTTATAATGTTGAAAAAATTGATTATTTAGGGTTCACTGATAAGAAAAAATATAAAAATATTAAAAATATATTATGGTTATCAAAAAAAGAATTTAATAATAATTTAGAACAAAATGAGTATAGTAGAAGACATATAATAGAATTTTTAAACGATGTTTCTCATGTAGGAATTGAAGATTATGCTCACGGTATGGTTGGTAGAGTTACTGATTTAGCCGAATGCTGTGGTTGTTTAAAGTATGAATTATTTAAACAAAAAATAAAAATAAGAGTTTATAATGTATTTAGTATTAAAAAATTTGCACTTGGAAAAGCTAAACCCGACAAAGAGTTAGTAATACAACAATTTATAAAAGATGGGTTCTTTGATAGAATTTTTGAAGGAATATCTGAGGTAGATTTAAAAAACTCCCCCTTTAACGATATAATAGATGCTTTTTATATAACAAGATTATTAAAAGAAGAACTTAGAATTAAAGAGGGTATTATTAAAGTTACTGATTTACCTAAAGAAAAAAGAGAAGTTTTTATTTCAAAAAATAAAAAAGGTTTTAGTTTATTACAAATACCGTTTATATAAATATATAATAAGATAAAAATTAAATACGAGGTTTATATGTTGACTAAAATAGGATTGATTGATGTTGTTGATGAAAGTGATAATAGTAGAGATTATGCATTCGTTAAAAACAATAAGGGTGTTATATCATCATTAAGGTGGAAATCTAACTCTGATGATATTAGAGAAAATAAAGTTGTTATAAATGGTTCTCAGTTAGATTTAGTTTTAGAGCATCAAGAAGCTTTTAACTCTATTAGAAGCGGACAGTGGAAGTATAAAGGTAGTGAATATCTAAAAGAAGTTAAAATGGTTAATGATGTAATGAAAGAATGTAACATACCAAATATAAATGTTCGTTATGGTATAAATTATCAAAAAGTAAAATAAACGAGGTTAATATGAAGAGAAAATATAAAGCTATATCTGATTGTAATTTCACATCAGCTAATAATGAAGGTATATCAGTTGCTAAAGGTTCTGAAATATTTTTAGAAGATTGGATTGGTTCGAAAATGGATACTAATTTTGTTGATGGTACAAAACCAACTACTATTTTTGCAGATTTTGCTGTTGTTGCAGGAGTTGGAACTGTAGTTAAAACATCAAACAAAGAAAATTTACTTGGCAGAGTTAAAGTAAAAGTTGATTTAGTTGTAACTGATGTTATGCCTACTGGAACTACTATCAAATTATATCTTGAAAAACAAGACGGTACAGCTCTTAGTAATAAAACATTAACGCTGGGTGCTATTACTGATGCAACTTCAAGTAGCACATTCCAATTTGACCAGCCGTTAAATTGTGAGAAAGTTTATGCTGTAGTTACTTTAAATAAAGATGCTATTGCTCCTTATAGTGTTGAAATAAATATGTACACGGTTGCTGATACTGATTTGGATAAATATCTACAATATCAATCTAAAAAAGGTTATATACCTGTTAAAGTTGATGACGCTTCAATATTATAATAAAGATATATTATGATAAAATAAAACTTCTAGTTATTTTAAAACTAATTAGAAGTTTTATTATTTAAAGTAATACTTGATTTTTATTGTTTTATTCCTTATATTATTAATAAATAGAATAATATAAAAAGGAGTATTAAAATGAGTTCTAATTTTGATGAAAGTAAACTACCTGAAGGTGTAAAATTAACAGGTAAAACCATTGTTTATGAGGGTAGGATTTTACATCAACTAAAATTTATTAACTATATTGGTGGTTATATAGAGAAGCCTGAAAATATAAGAGATACAGCACAAGTTAATTCTAATTCTAAAGTTTATGATAATGGATTGGTTTGTGATGATGCTATAATAACCGATAATTCATGTGTATATGGAAACGCTAAAGTTTGTGGTAGGGCGTTTATAGTTGAAGGATGTGAAATATATGATAATGCCGTAGTATCTGATAGTACTCAGATATTTGAATGGGTTAAAGTATATGGAAATGCTAAAGTTGGTGGTAAATCATTAATTAGAGGTGGTTGGGAAATCGGTGGGAACTGTGAAGTGTTTAATGAAAAAATGATTAAATAATATTCAATTTCTTAATATTTTACATAAATCCTACCTAATAAGTAGGATTTTTATTTTTATAAATATATAAAAATAAGTATAAGGATTGTGTATGATAAATTATAAGCATCTATCACAAATAGAAATATACATGTTAGGTCTATCATCTCTTTTCAAAGATGTTATATTACCTAGATATAACGAAGATGGAGATATAACCAGTTATATAAAAGTTCCAATAGTTCATTCATTTAATGATAAATGGTGGGACATTTCCACTAATAAATTAATTTCAAGTTATATGAATAAACACAATCAAGTTAATGTTGGATTTTCTATTCCAAGAATGAGTATTAAATTCGTTGGTGGTAGATTAGATGGTAGTAGAAAACTAAATCCAATGAATGAATATAAAGGTGGATTTTTACCAATACCATATATATTTGAATATAGATTGAATATATTAACAAAAAGAGAAACTGATACACTAAAAATAATAGAGCAGATATTACCTATATTTCCACCTGATATAACTAAATCTGTAAAGATAAACGAGAATCTTGATAATGAACAAGTTAAATATAAATTAGTAGATGTTGACCCTTCAATTCCTGATAGTCAAGAAGTAGATAAAGTTACAAGAATAGAATCTACTTTAACTTTTGAAGCTAGAGGTAATCTTTTCAGGGTTATTACAACTCCTGTTACTGATTTAGAATTGGAATTTGAAGTTGATGGTAAAGAAGATGATGAAGCTATTTTATCAGAAATATTAGCTAGTATAAAATAAGTATAAATTAATGAGAATAAGATGAACGATGAAGAAAATTTTATA